ACCGAGAGTTAATTACGATATTAATATTATTTTTGTTTTTGGAGCTGGTTTGTAACATAAATTGTGTATTACTATTTAATTCGTTAATGGCTCCCGGGATTGTCTTATTAGTCGTCTCGAGCTGAGAGATACCCTCAGACACGATTTTCTTAGCAATCCATTTCCACAGATTACCGAAAGTAAACTTTTTATTCACTTTGGCTGGGGTGTCGTAGATAAGAGCAAGGTCGGTGTCTACCGGTTCTGTTTTTTCGGTGTAATCTGTGAATTTTGCCATATTAGTTTTCCTCCTTATTGAGCTGATTATTTTCAATATATTCATCAATTGCGGCGATATGCTTTTTCAATTCCGGGTTAACCGCGACAAAATTGCCGCGGTTATTCTGACTGATAAGGTCGCCGGAATCGTCCACCTCTGAATAGGTGTAAGCGATCCGGATGCCCTCTCCGGTTACTAATTTCGTAAAACTTGTTAAGACTTTCATTGTTTCTCCTTTCATGCTATAATTTTCGATTCTACATAATCAATATACGTCTGATAGCCGATTTCGCTGTAGTCCAATTCCGGCTCTTTTTCATATGGAGTTTCGTTCTTTTCCAGTCTTTCTAGCGTGTAATCTGCCTGTTTAGCTTTCAGCTCCCATGAAAAGCTAAGATTTGGTGTTCCTTTGACCAAAAAGTAGTCTGCCGTTTTTTCCTCGATCCACAGGTCGCCGCATCCCTCTTTCTGCAAGAACACGTTATACTTGTCATTTCTCAGCACTGTTTCGCCGAAAATATCGTCAATCTGAACGTAGCACAGGCCGTTTTCGTCCGTTTCCGCTTCTCCGATGTCTCCGAAGAACGGGCTTGGCATCTCATAGCAATACTGGAGACGCTGACCGTAGTTTTCGGTATCTACAATTCTATTTTTGGTTCCAGAAGTATAGATTCCCTCTGCGGTTACATGTGAACCTTTTCCAAGTCCATTTCCTATTACATAGAAGCCGCCGTTTGCATCCTCTTTTCCGGCTTTCATGTATACGCCATAATTCGAGAGTGAATCAGTGACAGAGGAATATCCGGAAAGATCGTCCGTGTAACACATTCCGAAGTGTCCGCTTGTCCACGTGCTACCAATTCCAGCTCCCGTTGATCGATCAAGCAATCGAACGCCAGAGAATAAGTACGGATTCATTTCAAAAATATATTCTTTCCGAGTAACGCCAAGTCCCCAGTTAGCCGTACTGTCAACTTTTACGCCGCCTGTGGAGATTTTGACAGCTTCATTTCCGTTGACCGTGCCTTGTATATAGTCATTTTGTGACTCAAGGTGGATCTGCGTACCATATATGGAACCTTTCTGCAAATTAAAACCGTCTTTGTTCCAGCTTCCGATCTTATTTCCACTGGAATCATACACTTCCGCTTGACCGTTGCCGTTGTTGACTCCGCCAAGTTTTAAGGTTCCGCCTTGTGCGTACGAGAAATTGAGGTACAGTTTTCCATCTTTCAAGAAAACGCCCTGTGCAGCGCCGTTATTGGTGAGTCGGTTAAAAATTTCAAGCTGTGTTAAGGCCTTGTCCAGTGCATCTACCGCGGAGTTGTCCGTGTATTTATTCCGCTTCTGCCAGTCCGCAGCCGCAAAATCTCCGCTCTCCCGTGCTGTTACGCAGGTCATGATGTCCGCGGTCGATGAGTCAAACCAGAGGTCACCTACAGAGTATGGAGGTTTTGGCTGGCTTACGAAAATCTGAGCCTTTCCGTCGATGGCATCGTAGACACCGCTCGGCGGCTCTGCTTTCATCTGTTCCCACGAGCTACCGTTGTAGATATAGGATTTCTGCTCGGTCGTGTTGTACCACAGATCACCCTTATGCTGCTTTTTCAGTGCGTCCGTTGTCCACGACTTAGACGGGTCTGTGCTCTGTCTCCAGGTTTCCGCCTTGCCGTCTATCTGCGTCTGCACATCCTCGAGTGTTTTTGCATAGTCTCCCTTGATCCAGCTATTAAGTGAGGAGTCATCCGTGTATTTATTTCTTTTTTCCCAGTCTGCAGCATTAAAATTTCCGCTCTCTCTCGCAGTCGTACAGGTCATAATATCTGCACTGGAAGAATCGAACCATAAGTCACCCACATCATACGGCGTAGTTGGCTGCTTAACGAAAATCTGAGCCTTTCCATCAATCGCGTCAAATACGGCTCGTGGCGGCGTTGATGTCATTTCCTGCCATGCTGAGCCATTATAGATATAAGTTTTCTGGTTCTCTGTGTTGTTCCACAAGTCGCCCTTATGCTGGGCTTTCAGCTCATCCGTTGTCCAATTGGCCGCCGGATCAGTGCTCTGCCGCCACGTTTCCGCCTTACCGTCAATCTGAGTAGACAAGTTGGCAATAGTCTCTTTGTAGTCGCCGGAAAGGAAGTTTTCAAGCGCGGTATCGTCTGTATAAGTATCTTTTTTCGCCCAGTCGGACGCATTATACTTTCCAGATGTGCGCTTAACTACGCAGACAAGGATAGTTGTTCCGGTGAACCATGTATCGCCTACATCATAAGGGGGAATCGGTTCGCCAACAAAAATCTGCGCCTTGCCGTCGATTTTGTCAAAAACATCGTCTGGAACGCTCATTTCATGCCAGCTTCCGTCCTTATAGATGTATTCGACATTGTTAGTCGTGTTATGCCACAAGTCGCCGTTATGAGCCGCTTTTTCGCGTTCCCATACGGTCAGAATGTTTGCGCCGGTGCTGTCTGTGATATTTGCGCCGGTATGGTCCTGCAATGGTTCAGATGTGCTATTATCTGTCCATTGGAGCGCCGGATCTGTTGCTTGGAACCACGTTTCGGCTTTCTTGTCAATCGAATTAGAGATTTCGACAAGCGTTTCTGCATAATCAGTGTAAATGAAGTTGTTAAGCTCAGAATCATCTGTATACTTAACTGCCTTGATCCAATCAGACGCATCATAGGAGCCGGACTGACGTGAGCGCTGGCATCTCATAAGATCGGAAGTGTCATTGCCCACCCACAGGTCACCTACATCGTACGGAGGATACGGCGTAGCTGTAAAAACGCGGCGCTTTGAGTCTGCTGTGTCTTTGGCTTCTGCGGCTTTCTGCATAGCAAGCGTGATATCGGTATCCTGTACGAGCTGCCAGCTCCACGCTGATCCGTCTTTCTGGAAGCGGTACGCATAGCCTTTCGACTTCCAATAGAATAAGTCTCCCTCATGAGCCGTCTTCTTCTCCTCGGTATCCCATTCTTTCGCCGGAACGTTGTTGAGCGTAGGCTCGTAATCGTAATAGAACGTTTCGATCTGACCGTCAATCTGCTTTTGCAGGTTGGAAATCATAGGGTTGTATATATTGCTCTTAAAGTCGTTCAGAGAAGATTCCGCTTTTTTTTCGGCAATATCTGCCACCGTTTCGCCCTGAATGGAAAGAGAAACCACGCTAAGCCGGACTTCTCCCGTCTCAGCATCCATGTAGACGGTCTGTTTTCCGTTTCTGTCCTGGATGATAAGGGTTCCGCCAACTCCCCAATCGAAATTGATGCCGATAGTAGTCATGATCTTAGCTATCATGACTCCATCTACAGTAAATCCACCGTTCCAAGTCTTTCCGCCGTCGGTCGATGCTGTGATTGTATCAGCTGTAATTTTGAAAACACTTTTGGATTCCGCAAGTGTAGGCTTATCGTGCAGATAGTAGATGCTGCTGCCGTCCGGCTGCACTTCGCTTGAAATATAGGTTCCGGGCGCGTTGGAAACCTGTTTTTCGAGAGCGTCCATCTGTTTTTCAAATTCTTTTTTAATAACCTGCTGCTGCTTTTTGAGATTCTGGTATACTTTCGAGCCAGATGTCGCCTTTTGCGACTTTACGGTTTCTGGGCTGTCTGTATCGCATGAAATAGACGTACTGCCAAGGTACGTGTAAGTAATATTGCTCAGAACCGAAAAGAAAAGATTTCCTTTCATATCCTGCACGAAACACGGGTCCATAAACTCAGCAAGCGGGTTTGAAATGTGATCTCCGCTGAAAGTGTAAAATTCCAGACCAACAATAACATTTCCGATTAGCTGCAGTGCCTGTGCTTCTTTGCCGGAAATCAATGGATTTTCGATCAAGAAGCAGTAATCTTCCGAACCTACAATATAAGATTGCTTTTCGTCTCCATCGTCATTCTCCGCCTTAACTCCGGTTATCCGAATCATATCTGTCGAAATGCTCGGATTCTTCTGAAATCCAGAAAAATTCTGTGCTTTCGTGTAATCATACGTGCCATCTGACTTTTTAAGGCCGGAAAAATCATAGCTCTTAATAATAACAGCACCGTTGGAATCGCATATGGCATTACCGCCAGCAATCATAGCGATATATCCGAGCATATCCCTGCAGGTAACATTTTCAGAAATTGCATCTACCACAAAATCACCATTTGTGAATTTCGCGCTGCCAGCAACAAGATTACACTGAATGCAAACATCCCGATAGATATTGAATACAGTCGCCGGAAACGTCGTATTTGCAACGTAACTATCGGATGTTTTCGCCATGTAATCTGCAGCAACAAGCGTAATTGTGGATCCCGGCGTGGTCGGCTCAACTACAGAAAAGATTCCCTCTTTGATTTTTTCTACGCTTCCATCATCCAGCGTCATTCCCGTAAAAAGCGTGATTTCTGCGCCGTAAAAGTCAATGGCATCAAATCTTCCGTCGTAGTTATCCAAATTAAGCTCTATTGTTCTTGAAAGCGCCACACCGAGGGGGAATGAACTTCCCCCATTGGTGGTGATGCTGTTACCGTCAATTCGAAAATCTTTGGACGGATCCAGAGTCAATTTTGTGCCGTTCCGTAAAACCACGTTCGCGTACGCATAACATGCAGAACCGTTTTCTACTTTTTTCCTAAATTCTGTGCTTACATTTTTCATGATGGGTCAATCCTCGTTACCTGGAAACTAAGACTTGTGCATTTTTCCTCGCCCTCTTTGAGGGAATACATCGCTGTGTCAACGTTTGCAACATAAAAAGCATGTGTCTCCCATTTTGCGGTTTTGATATTGAAATAATGGAAATTGAACTGAGACTTGAAAACAGTCTTTGAAAGGATTTCCGCTGCTGCTTCAAGGGTAATATCGGTCCATTTAAGGTTATACGCTTCAACGGTGAATAACCTTGTGTTGACCATTTTGCCGTTCATAAGCCGCCCGGAATCGTCCGAAGATGTTGCTGCAAAAGCAATTGTGTAACCATCTTCGTCAACATCTGGCGGCGTGTAGCCATCAAACTGCAAATGATTTTGTGCCATGTATGCCCTCCTTAAGTCGTAGACAGCTCGAATGGGTTATTTCCACCCTGTATCTGCTGCAGCTTTGCTTCGCTGATTGTTTCCTTGAACAGGACTTTTCTGTCCAACTGTGCAACGAAAGTATAGCTTCCATTGCCTTTTCCAGACTCTTCCCGGACAATCTTACGGATAAGCCCCTCTGGTGCTTCGATATTGTTTCCGCTTTTCTGATCTCCGAGCATTGCCAGAAACTCCTGGTTTGGTGGGATGACCGCACCGGATGCCAGATGTGGGATTCTTCCGATAGTTGGAATATTTACATGCGGAATTCTATTCACGCCGCGGATCAGATTATTGATTGCTCCGATTGCCTGATTAACCATGCTGATGATCCCATTAATCGGAGCACGCACAACATCACCAATTCCGCTCATGATACTCGAAAAGATATTTTTGACGCTCTGCCAAGCATTCCGCCAGTCACCAGTAAACGCGTATTTAATAAAATTCATAATCCCAATAAATACGTTTTTCATAGTTCCGAATATTGACTTAATCAAATCGCAAAGAACCTGCGGAGCAATGCCAGCTACGCCAAAATATTTTACCCAGTCAACAGAGAATAATTTTTTCACCAGTGACATAAATGGAGTTAAAATATAGTCTCCAATCCATTCAATTACAGCGCCGCATGTATCCGCAAATCCCTGTGCTATTTGTCCTGCACCGGAAAAAGCTTTTTTCCAGTCGCCCGTAAACACACCAACAAGGAAATCGATCAAACCGCCGAGCATATCCAGAATTCCGTTCGCCATTTCTACCGCAGCGCCCAATAAATCAATAGCCGCGTCGCCTAGCCATTGTACTACAGGAGCCAATAACGGAATTACATTTTGAAGAATCCAATTAATAAGGGGAACAAGAACGTTATTCCAAATTTGCTGTAGCGCATCAATGATTTTTGCGCACACATCAAGGAATTTATCGACAAAATCTGTAAGAGGTCCATTAATCAAATCTTCGAGCCGCGTTCCCCATTCATCGATGATAGGCACTACATAACTATTGTAAAGATCAAGCAGTGTTTCCAAAATAGACGCACAGCCTGATTCGAAGTCATCAATAAATGGCTTAACGCTCTCATCATAAAATGCAATAATTTTGTCGGATGTATCGTTTAAAAAGTCCTCGATAACCTGCGCGAGATGTTGTATCGGAGCAATTGTATTATTAATTGCTTCTGTTATCTTATCCTTGTTGTCAATCCACGGCTGTGAAATAAGATACATCTTATCCCGTTCGTATCGTGAAAAAATTTCTACGGCCAGACCTCCCAAAGTTGCAAAAATTCCAATAATATTTCCAGTCAGATCCTGTGCCGTCTGTGTTCCAAACGTGTTTGCAAACACTTCGGCTATGGTTTTTGCAATAAGACCAAACTGATCTGCCATTTCTGTGCCGACGTTAAAAATATCAACCAAGAATTTCTTGACTCTATCCTTATTTCTGCTTAGATAGCTTTCAAAACCGCCTACAAGATTAACAGCCAGTGTAAGACCTACGCTTGCTATTGATCCGGCTACGACCCCGAGATTATAGATTACAGATTCTGCAAAGCGTTTTGCGGCTCCTACTACTTCCGGGTCCGTGAAGATCTCCGCAAGATTCCTTTTGATGGATGCCAGATCCTTTTTCAGCTCTGCAAGCTGCGGTTTGTAATCTCCAAGGCCATCCCAGAAGCCGGACATAAACATGTCTTTAATCTTTTTCAGTAAATCAAAAACTTTCTGCAGATTATCCAGAAAAGCGTTAGGGATCTGCTCTTCCGTGAACATCGGCGCACTGCCTGTTCCTCCTCCACCGCCGCCAGCTCCCGGGGATTTGCCGCCCCCGCCGCTGCCGGAACCGCTGTCGCTTTTCGAATCCATCTTGTTCAGATCATCGAGAGGAGAAAGGTATTTTTCCGTTGCTTCTGCGGCCGCATCTGCCGCATCTGCCGCGTCGTTGGTTGCGTCCGCTACATCTTCCGCACTCGATGCCGTATCGCTTAGAGATGCCGCGTAATCCTTCTGAACAGCTAATGCTCGAGTATATGTTTTCTTACCAGACAGCATCGAAAAGAACATGCTTACGTAAGTTGCCGCGGTGCTAAGCATGTCGATGAATTTTGACAGAATCGGTGCAATCGCTGTAAGAATCGGCGCAAATGCTGTCGCAAGACTGTTTTTGAGCCGTTCCAAGCTGCCCCACAACATAGAGATAGCCGAGTTGGTTGAGCCGGATTCCTGCGCCAAATTTGACATTCCAGCCACAACCGCGCTTCTCAGCTTATTGAAAAGAACGAATAATGAGCGGATGCCTAGACCGTATTTTAGCAACGTCATAATTCCGTTTTTGGCATTTCCCGCCGCGCTTCCGGTCTCTTTCAGCGAATTTGCGGCTTTCCTTCCGCTGTCAGCCACTTTTTTATTGGAATTTGCCAGCTTTTCTCCGTCGTCAGCGGCTTTTTTTGTTGCTGCGCTGCTTGCTGATTTCGAATAATTATCAATGCTGTCTTTTACGCCGTCATATGACGTTTTCAGCCGGTCATTGATATTTGCCAGCTTTTCTTCTTCCTGCGCCAGTTTTTCCGTCGCCGCTGCTGCTTCTTTTGTAGGTTCGGTATTAATCGTTGCAGTACCGGCTTCTTCCATCTCACGCATTTTGTTTGCGACCGAATCGTATTTGTCACGTAAAACGTCAAGGTCAACCGCAAGCTCTCCCATTTCTGCCGTCTTACTTCCTTCATCATTCGACGACCAAAGTTCATCCCATTTTTCTTTAGTAATCGAAATCTTCTCATCCAATTTCGCAAGTTCTGACTCAAGATGTGCGTACTGCTGGGTTGGAGTTTCTGATCCTAGTGCGGACGTGAACGCTCTTCCTGTTTCTTCAAGATCCTGCAACTCACCTTTTGCATATTCAATTGTTTTTGCGAGCTGGTCAATATCATACTGATAGCTCTTATACTTTTTGCTGTCTTCACTGCCGCCCAGCGCCACAAATTTTTCCTGCGCATAGATGAGTTTGTCCATCTGCGTCTTAGCAGACTCTATCTGCGCCTGGATCTCTTTGTATTCGTCGGTCGGTATCTGCTGCTTTCCGAGTTCAGAAACCTTTTCTTTGAGCTGTTCGACTATTTTTTCTTGCTCTCTGTATTGATCGTTCAGTTTCGAGAACGCATTCGCCTGTTTGTTAAGTGATGCTTTGGCCTTGTCTCCAAGACCATTAATAGACGAGATACACTGTCGCACATTCGCTTCCAGCTCCTTACTGCCAGCTTTTGCGCCGTTGGTGTCAATCTCCGTATCAATGATGATATAGCCGTCAGCCTGTCCCGCCATGCGTTTTTCCTTCCTACCGTGTAACTTTTAACGGTTTGTGCCGGTGCTCCTTATGCTCCGGCAGTTATTTTGATATTCCAAAAAGCTCTCTAAGAGCTGCTTTTTCTTCTTCGCTTCTCTGGCCGCTTGCCGATTTCAGATCGATGATAGCCTTGTTATCTCTGTAATATTCCTGTTCCCACTTGTCCAGTTTCTTTCCTTTGGCTTTTTTATCTCGGATACTTACCACGGTCGCAAACGTGCCTTCCCCGATCTCCATGTAGAATGCCAAAAAAGTCCACCAGTGCAGATACTTCTGACCGCGCACATCTTTTCCGGCAACCTTATTGATAGACGGAATAATAATGGTTGCATCCTGTATCCAGTCCATTAATTTTGGCCTTTTTCGCTTTGTGTCCTCTGAAAACCCGCAGTCAATAAATTCACATGCTTTTTCTGATGCTTCTTCCCATTCGGCGGGTGGCATATCGTCAAAATCAATATAGAGGATGGATAACATGCTTATGACCTGTTCAGCCCTCTTTTCGTCCTCGGTCATATCTGGTTCGAAAATCTCGGGATCGTTCATACATTGCAAAATATCCAATACCACTCGATAATCTGAGCGTATTGGATATTCTTTTCCTGCAACGTTGAGCGATGTCGGAAGGCTCCACGCGTCCATTATTTACGATATTTTGTAACGTACTTGTTCATACGTGTTCGAACTTTTTTCGCCCTGTGTTCGGTCTCAGTTTCGATCACGCGGCCGATAGCGTCAACAACTTCTTCGAAAAACAGCTTTCCAGAAGCAAGCGGAGAGAACGGGCCTAAGATGCTGAAAAATGATTCTTTCGAATCAGATCCGATCAGATAGGAAAGCTCATCAGCAACCATGCTTTCAACCTTTTTAATGTCCGCCGGTTCGTTTTCCGGCACTGAAAAGCTGTTCAGATGTTCTACAACCTCATCATATCGTGAGATAAGATTGGTGTCGGACGGTCGAAAATCAAATTTTCCGTATACATGGCCCTGCTTATTTTTGATGTAATAAGTTTTTAAGCCATCATCAATAATGATGTCGTTACTCTGCGGTTTTACCAGTTTATTGCTCATCTGAAAGCTCCTTTCTATTCGTGTGTGATCTTACGCCAGGGATGTGCTTTTATCGGAAACTGGCGCTGCGCCCTCATTAAATTCAGGAGTTCCGGTTTTAAGAGAAGCTGCGCTTACGTATCCTTTTGTAAATTTGCCATCCTCAGAAACAGCGAACGGGATATTGAGACCTGCAGTATCGCCGCCGTAAGACTGCGGTTTTACGATGACCTCACGCACGTACGCAAGATGATTGGTCGCCGCTGTGTCCTCCACGATGACCTCCAGCATAAGGGTTTTACAGGCATCGCCTTTTTTACGTTCAAGGGCGATATCTCGCAGTACCGGATACAGTTTGTTATCCGGATCAGCATAGAACGGGTCAGCGTCCATAGACGGCTCATATCCGTTGTCTCTCGTTTTGGTCTGTCCGAGAATGTTTTTGGTTGTTTCTGTGTCCGGATTAAGCTCTACGGACATATCCTCGATATCGTCACCTACCAGCACCCAGCTTGCGGATGCCACGACTCTCTTGAAAGTCGAATCAAGGTAAGTGGCCATTGCTTCACGCTCAAGTTTAGACATGTTTTTTCCTTTCTACCGCGTAACTTTTCGCGGTCAGCGGCTGCCGAATCGGTGCCGGTATGATTATTTTTTGAATTTTTTCCGATATTTTAAGGACATACTGATAACCCAGTCTTCCACTTTGTTCTCTGCCACCGTATCAAGATAAGATGGCGTAAGACGGGTTATAGATTCAATAACTCTTCCTTCTGTAAGTGTCGGGTAAGATTCTAGATGATATTCTTTCCTATCCACCTGCACAGGCTGTTTTTCCAGCCATTTTCCGAGAGTGTCAAGAAATTCTTTGATTTCTGTCTTAATTCCCGGCGTTGTAGGTGCTGAGCGATACACGATGTAAAACGGATAGTTGCAAAGCTGATCCACAATTCCTGTGATGTATTTCTTTTCAGAAGCAACCACAGCTCCACTCACTGGATAGAATGCAATCCCTTCATCCTCTTTGAGCGAAGAAAACTTGATCTTTTCGGTCGGCTGAAATCCGGGGAAAGTGTTCAGAACTGTTTCCAGCGCTTTCGTTACGATGTCGTATCCGTCCACATCGTATGTAACAGGTTTTTTAACCTCCTCCGGCACGTTTCTTCACTCCCTTCACCCATTCTTTGCCGTGTGCCGCTTTTGCGGCATCAAACCAGTGATCCGTAGCAGACGGATGCGCGGTTCTATCGAATTTTAGTGGTGTATCAGTAACAACTTTTTTTGCGCCAGGTCTCGCCCACGCTGAACGCGTCTCCGGATCAACCATAAGTTTTCCCTCGTACAGGAACCGTCCATACGGCGGAGCGCCTGCACACACCTTTCCAGTGCCTTGCATGGATGCGCTACGCACTCTGGTGGTGTCTACCATGATTCCGTCTCGAAATGGCATATACGGTATCATATCGTTCATAACCTGCCCGTCAAGCCAAAACTGAGCTTCCCGGAATTGCTTATCGAATCTCGTAAGGTCTACTTGCACCTTAACGTGTCCGTTCACAACCGAAAAACTTGGGAAATGCTTTGTATTACTCATCATCTTCCCCCTATCTCAAAATGAGGAATAAGCCTGTACGGACCGCCTACATTGCTGATGGAAAACACATTATCGTATTTTTTATTCATGTAGTCATAGAAGCCGCGGTCTACTCTGCTTGTGTATTCCGCGTCTTTCACCACGCCGTACATCTGCCGTTCAACAATTGTGTCAATCGGCATTTTTTCGTGATCCTGCACGTATGCCCCATTGTGGTCGATAAGATACGCCCGTTCTTTCGTGACGCAATAATCACCGAGCACAAAAAAATCTTCACTCGCAAAAGTAATTGTTCCCGGAAGTTCTTCGTTTGTTTGAGCTTTCCAGGCTTTCGGTGATAACCATTTCTTTCCCTGCACCATAATAGTGCCGTTATCTGGCGTATATGCCACGTGCAGACTGGCTGTATCGGCGCTGTCAATGCCAGTTCTGACAATATTTGCGACCTTATCCGTGATAAGATCCACATGCTGCAGCACTGTCGGATACCAATATACATTTCCGGTCTGATCTTCGTACCGGTTGAAAAGAGTTATGGTTTCGTCATACATGTTTCCACCTACTTCTTATTCTTCACGAGAGCCGTTTCATATTGACCGCTAAAACGTGATTTTCCATTTGAGTACCACGTATAGCCTTTGGGATTCGTAAGAGCATTTTCTACGAGTTTCCAGCCTTTAGGGGGGTATTGAAGCGTTTTACCGTCTTACCGTTTACAGTTTTCATCATTCCACTGTTGCTACCTCTTCCACCCATTATGTCATTTTCCTCCTGTTTACTCGATTAGAAATCCGATCTGCTCTTGTCCCCTTTGTCGCTGTTCGATTAAATTCCTCACGGTCCAGAAAATCATCCATTTCTTTACGGTGTTTTTTGTACTTTTCGACATCTTCACGCCGTTCAGCAGCCGAAAGATTTCTTGTTGTAGCCCCGTTTGCTTCTACACGCTGTCGAAATTCTCTCTGCGGCATATTGAGCGGTGTAGGCTGTGGCATTCCATCAATACCACGCTGATAGTAATTAACGCCATTTTTTCGCGTGAAATAATACCGTGTTGTCTCCCCGTTTATTGTAACGTCCATGCCATGCTCTAAGGGGTGTATTGGTAATCTGCTGTTTGCTCCTCTTCCGCCCATCTCACCACCTCACGCCTGCATACAGGACCGGAACGCCGTCATCCGTCATAACGCCCTGTAGATTTTCGATAATAATCTGTGTCACGAGCACGTTTTCTACCTTTTTGTCCATCGCCGCTTGTCCGTAGACGTTGGAATTTGTACCGCTGGTTCCGGTCACGTAGGAGATGCTTTCACTGCCGGAAGAAATCGAAGAAACGGCCTTATTGATGACCGTTCCATCTTCTCTCTTTACGGTTCCTACTGTTTCCATCGCGGCATGTTTTACGGTGTCGATCTGAAAAAGCGCATCCGCCAGTGTACAGACCGTTTTCTTGATCTTTTTCTGTGCCCGTTCGTTTTCCGGCAGCCCGTCGGCAAGCCGGTCGAATGTCAGAACATCGATTCGATCACTTGCCCGCTCGGCGTACCGCGGAAAGTCGGATTCTGGCACGGTATCGCCAAAATATGAAGTTATATAAAATTCATAGTCTGCATATGCCATGCCAGATACCTCCGTCAACCGTTGGACTTAATCAGTCCCATACGGATGTTTTTGTGATTGAACGCAAGTGACCAGTTCGCTTTTGCTCCAAGTTCCGCGTTGGTCGGGGATTCTTTTGCGATTTTATTTGCATTGATTGAGAATCCGTTCGGATGCAGTACGTAGCCCTGTTTTGTGTAGAGCTTACGAATACCGGCTTTGGTTTCCGGATCGTAGTCTGCATAGTACGGATCCTCGTAGTTGGTCTTATCGCAGGTGAGCACCGTTCCAGATCCGATCATATAGCTCTTATAGATCGGAACGTCTGTAGATGTGTCTACCGTGAAACGATCAGATACAACCGGAATGAATCCGCCGATCGTCGGAAGCTCAACATCTCGCTCGATAGCATTTTTGATTGTATACTTATTGTAATCAACCAGCCCCATAGCCTTGTATCGAGCATAGATGTAAGAGTTAAGGACCAGCAGACCCATATTCTCGTCTGCGTCTCCAACTGCTTTCTGCTGTGCGAAAATCAGTGTTGTATCATTGATTTTGTTTGCATCTGTTACGGTTGTAACACTAGAAGATGCCGTCGCCGAAAGATCCGTAACATGATCTTTCATACCGTCCAGTGCAAGAACCGCATCAACAATGGCCATGAGATCGCGGGTTCTTACCTGCCGATAGAATCCGGCAACAGAGTTTGCAACATGAGTCATCGGGTCAGCGCCGGTCAGCTCCTTTGTGAAATCCTGGGCTTTCCATGCTTTCATACGCTGGGTCAGCATACAAGTCTGTTTCTTTCCACTGATATCAGTCGGGGTGTTGTCGGTTTCACCATCATTGTTGAGCGCGTGAGATTCATCCTCATCAATCGGAACATAGAACGGGAGTGTGGCAACATTTCCTTTTGTTCCGATCAGATCCATGATCGTCTGATCCTGTACAAGGATTCCAGACGCTAAGATTCGGTCATTCCAGGTCGGCTGCTCGCTCATGTAGTCGGAGAACACCTCCGGATCAAACGAAAAGCCGCCAAAAGTACCAGTTCTTGGCATTGTGTTTCCTTTCTACCGCGTAACTTTTTGCGGTCAAGCGTTATCGCGTGATAACGGTGTTATTTCGAAAGTGCTTCGTACAGTTCGGGATCTTCTTCTCTTAATTTAAGTCTCTCATCAAGATTCATTTTGCGGAAAGTTTCTTTCGTAAGCTCGCCGCCCTTGCCGCCAGTTGTAGGCTGTGTGAATTTGGCTGCATTGTTCTTTGCCTTTTTGGCTCCGGCATCTGCGAAAATCCCTGCTTTCTGTTTTCCGTCCTTGTCGGTAATCATCTCTGTAAAGATATCCGAAATGGACTTTCCTTTTGCAGAATCAGCATCCAGTGCTTTTGCAAGCGCTGCTCGGTAGTAGTCGGCAGTAATATCATTCAAAAACTCGTATTTCTTCGCTCCCTTTTCGTCTGTAGCCGTCAAGAAATCATTTACCTGTTTTTCGACTTCTGCCTTTCTGGCATCTGCTGCCCGTCCAGCTTTCTCTTCGTTGAGCTGTGTGGTGAGGGTTGTAACTTTCGTCTGTAATTCTTCGACGTTCACGTCTTTGAATCCCTCCAGCTCTTTCTGCACATCATCCAGCGAGTTCTTGTACTCATCACGCTTTGTAACTACCTTGTCATAATCTGATTTGGTCCGATAGTTTTCTTCCATCTTCTTTTTCAGATCCGCTTTTTTGTCTTCCGGAATCTCGATTTCGAGTTCTGAAAGAATTGCTTCGTAATTCTGCATTTTCTATCCTCCTAAACGTTGTTTTTAACTGCCCGTCGGCAGTAATGGATTTAGGCAGATCAACCTCTGCCGGGGTAATGGGAAAATAGGATTCGAACCTATCAAGCAGTCCAAAGATCCAGCATCTTATGGCAGAATCAAGGGGGATGATGCCAGTTTTCCATTACTGTTTCCCAATTGTGTAATTCATAAAATAATAAGAAACACGCCGCGTTTTCAGAAAGGCTTGAGGAACGGAAAACGCGGCATATTTCAGACACGTTCCGAGCCTTGTGCAGGCTCTTAACAGGATCCCCTAGAACGTCGAAAGGAGGTGAATTGAACATCAAAATGACTTACAAGCCCATCCCAATTTCTTTTCACGCTCCTATCGTACTACATTCAATGTTTTTCGTTGTACCCATCTTGTCATCACGAATCAGCAAGTTTTCGAATCTGCTGCATGATAGCCTGTCTTTCGTCGCGAAAATCCGCATCAAGAATCATCGCCTGCAGCATATCGAACACCTCAACCATCAGGCGGCCGACGGAATCCATAAGCTTATCTTTGTGCGCCGCGTCTCCGTGTTCCTGGTACGCCATTTTTGCCGCAATGTACTCGTCATACAGCGCGTCAATATTCTTATCGTATTTTCCATTGCTGTACTTCTTAATCAGCGTTTCTGACGCGTCCATCATGGCCGCAGGAATGCTCTCACACTCCATTTTTCGCATATTGCATAACGTGGTCGTGATTTTGAACATTGCGTCAAGGTTATCTGTCGTGAGTTTCTGCATCGCAGATTCTTTTTCTCTTTCCAACTGCTTTTCCAGCACTTCTTTCACGTTTCCCATCATTCAACCTCGATTCCTTTCATGCGTTTTTTGTATTTTTCGTTCAATTCTTTCTGCGACTCAGTGATATGGACCATATCATAGCCGGTCGAGATCAGATCAAGAATAATTTTGTCAACCTCTTTCAGTTCATCGCCCACATCATCTATCAGCGAAGCTACAAGCATGAAATCTTCCACATTTCCTTTTTCAAGTAGCGTTGAGGCATAGCTCTGATATACCGCTTTTGTCTCCTCTTCCCATTCACGATAGGCGGAAAATCCATCCTCTACGGCTTTCTGCTTAGTGCCTTTTCCGACGGAAATGCTTTTTGCGGCATACCATCCGTCCGGAATCATTTTAACCTCGCCAGAAAACGCATCTGGAATAATTTTCCCGTGCCGTTCGATGTAATATCGGCACACCTTACGGCGCTCAAGGCTTTCTGCGATGTGCTGGTACTCATGTATACGTTTGTAACCTTTCAGCCCGAGAAAATCGAAATAATCTGCCATCTGGCCGTGCATCATGATAGCTGCCACGAAGCGGCTGTTGATTTCCGAAAAAATAGCATCCGCATCTGTTACGTCTGTTTTGCTTCGGAAAGTAATCATGATTCGTCACCCCCTACGCAACTTTTTTGATGATGAGGTTCGCGTCTTTTACCAGGACTTCGGTTGTAGAAATATTTCCGACTGATACAGTAAGGCTTGTTCCTGCCGGTACAGGGATCAGCGTGTCCGCGCTCACATTCTGATAAGTGTTCGCCGTAACTACGGTATAGTCCATCTCTGTTCCTCCAACCGCTTCTCCGTTCAGTTTCAGCGTAAGCACGGTCGCGCCTGCTGCCGCCGCTGTTACGTTGCCGTTGAATTGTAATTCCACTGCGATAGGAAGGTTCGTGCGGTTCGTTATTGTGAAAATTCCGCTTCCCTCGATGTGGTTCAGCCATCCGCTGGAGCATCCACAACGACGGGATTTTACGCGGGTATTTGTGAATACAATATTCTGTCCTGCTGCTACTGTCTGTTCTGCTTTGGCAATTACATTTAACATAATTTCTCTCCTTTTCTTAACAAAACAGGGGTAAGCTCCACGCCTACCCCTGCAATTTTGCACAACTACTATTTCGTAGATTTGGAATCTTCCAACATGCTGATTATTTTATTTTGGTTTTCGATGATCCGGTCAAGGTACTTTCTGTCCTGTTCCTGCAGATGTTTTGCGATATCCGCATTGCTTGCCTGTGACAGGTCGCTCTGATAATTCATCGCCTGCAGGAATACACCGAACAGGTTCAGAAGATCGAGTGCGGACAGCTCGCTTGTGTTCATCACAGCACGTTACCGCCATTTCCGCAGCATCCGCCGTATCCTGTCATGTTGTACGCAAAATACGGGGAGCATGTAAGATAAGCCGGTGTAGGTGTCGGGCGGATCGCATCAATGATTGTACGGGTCTGAGAAACCTGCGAGATCTGATTGTACGCGTTCTGCAGATCGCGGTCACGGTCTGACAGCTTATCTCTAAGTGCCTGGATGGTGTTTTCCTGCATCATCTGTCTGGTTGCGTTTCCATCGGCCAGAATGCTCTCCTTGATGTCACAGCAACACTGTGCCATCTGCGCCTGCATATTCTGTGCCATGAGTGCCGCATCATACCGGCTCTGCAAGATTTCTTTCTGCGTTTCACAGCAACAATTCTGCTGTGCCGCCTGTACCTGCTGTAAGCCGAGCTGATTGGTGTAACGATTTTCCAATACGTCCCTCTGTGTCTGGCAAGCAGTGTTGGAAACGTTCTGATTGGTATTGAAAATGTCGCGTTTTACAAATTCATCTGAAATGAAATTATCATGTACGCCAGTTTCAACGCCGCCACGGTTCCATCCGCCCATCATCGGGAACAGAAATGCCAGCAAAATAATCCAGATCCACCAGCAGCCACCGCCCCAGTCATCATCATTGTTTCTCGTTACGGCTGCTACATCAGCCGCACTAAGTCCCATTGCTCCATCTGTCATGTTTCTTTCTCCTTATCCTTCTATTTATTAAGGCTGTGCACCGCCCTAATATCTTATTTCATTAGCCCGTAGAACTGCCCCGGGTCCATCCCGTTCTGTCTGCACATTTCCTCGAATACCTGCTTCGGGTTCTTTCCCTTGCACATATCCATAGCTTTTTTAACATTCGGGTTTGTCTGCGCCATCTGTTCTACTGCGGCCTGCGGGTTGCCCGCCTGTTTGAGCTTATTGACCATCTGCATAGCCTGCATCATCGCGCCCATCGGGTTGTTACCGCCGCCCATATTACCTATCATGCTCATTAATGGATTCATACGGGTTCCTCCTTATTCTCCGGCTTTTCGCCTAATCGCGTCAGCAGAGCGTCAAATTCCTGCCGCGTAACGTATTCTTGTCTTTCTTCTTTCGGCTGGCTCTGTGCCGGGTTTAGGGCTTCTGGCGAGATCTCGGCGAACTGAAACACCTTGAAAGTCGCGCTTCCCATGCCGTCCACAGACTTAACATAGAACACAGGGCTGTTGTTGTCCATCATCCAGGCAGTGTGTCCAGGCTGGACAATCTGATTTCTTGCGCCCTCGATGCCTGCAACCTGTATCCAATTTACGTTGCTAGTCGGTGCCTGCGGCTGTTGCTGATTCTGTGGTGCATACATGCTCATCTGCTGGTTTCTCGCCTGTTCCAATTGATTGATTCTCTGCTGAAGCATTGCCTGTTCGTTCGCAAATGCCTGCGGGTCAATATACGGATACATATTCATCCCTCCGTTCTCTTTCTACTCATATTTTAGGCACAAAAAAAGGACTCTGACAGTTCGTCAAAGTCCCATGAAATACTCAAAAAAGTATCAATCAACATACTTTAATGATTTTGGTGTTTACGTTTCTGCTGATCCGTTTTGCAGTAGAAACAGAAATGTTCATTAGTTCCGCACACTTTTCGAGCGGAATATTCCTACTCCGATAATCAAAAAGTGTACGTTCGTCACGCGTAAAATTACAATACGTGCGAAAATATTCCAGCTCCGGTACTGTGAATTCATACACTTTCAAGATAAGCCCTCTTAATTTTTCTTGTCGGTCATCGCATTTACAAGTTCTTCCCTCGTTTTTTTTAAGCCCTCGATGTTGTTCCCTGTAATCTTATTTTCGATCAGATTGAACATGCTCCTCATTATCAGATTCATATCATCTCGTTGGGTGCGGATAGAGGTATAATCTTTCTCAAGTTTTGACTTGATATCCTTGATATCCTCCTCTATTGTCTGCATCCTCTTTTCCAGATCCCTCTCGGGCTTTTTGAATTTCTTCCATGCTCCGGTCAGAACCACAATCGCGCCACCTACTGTAGTTATCCAGCCGCAGAGAATCATGATTTGATTAATCGTCTCAATCATCTGCTTTTTCCTTTTTGCGTTTTTGATATCGCCGTGCATCCGCTGCGGCTCTTGCTGCCTGTTTTCGGTCCCAATGGGCTATTTTCAATCGCTCATCATAAGGGCGCAGGTTGTTGTCTTCGCAAAACTTGCGATATGCTTTATTTTGCTTAGTAAGCAAATTAGCTTTTTGCTCTGTTTTACTTTGCAATTTGCTTTTCGTCTCGTCATCGCTTGCGTTGTCTGTAGCATATTGCAAAGTTTGAATTTGCCTTTTGCTGTTTCGTATTCTGCGCTCCAACAATCGTTGCCGCTTCTGTGCTTCTTCCACCTTACGATTATCTGCGTAAGAGATATTTTTCTCGTCGAATGGGTTGTTCTTGCCATCACCAGATCCGAAGCTATGTCGGCAATTCCAGCCGCCCAGCCCCTCGCCGGTACCGTATCCAGTCACCTCGTAGAAATTCGGGTATCTCCTGTCTTTTCCGGTGCGGGAATAGAAGCGGCCCTGCCACCACAGATGATTTCCCGGGTTCTGCCCGCCGTCTCCCGTTCGTGCGCCTACATGAGCAGATACAAGAATGATATCCCAATCCATTTCTTCCATTCGCGCTTCTGATACATCACACGCTGCCTGCGCTATGCCGGTTCGTACGATGGTCATGGTCGCAGATTCAAGGCTTTGCCGGTATCCGGTCGGGTACTTGACTGTTAGCCCCTCATCTGACACTTTCTCAATAAGATCAGCCACCACAGCGCCGTAAGACTCGCCGCCGCTCAGAACTCTGTGGTAGGCGCTATCAAGCTCGTTGATGAAGAGTCTTTGCGCTTCTTCCGCGGTCGTCCGTGTGAAGTTCCGCCATGTTCCCGCGGTCGCCTTATAGTCCCTTTCAAGTACACGCATAAGCGTTGGGGAAAGAAGAAGCGGCGTTGGTGCCAGCCCAGCCGCCGTGTATACTGCGTCATCCCATTTGAGCGTCTGTATTCCAGCGTCAAGGCAGGCTGATTTGATCTCTGATAGCTGCTGATTGGTCGCCTTTGCTATCTCTTTCTGTATATCTTCCAGCAAATAGCCAGCTTCCTGCAGTGCTTCGATTCTCCACTTGTCCGCCGCCGTCAACATGTAATTCTCGCCGCGTTCCATGCGGGTTAGAATCGCCTTGACGATCTTCCGCATGATCCTGTTGTGCAAATCCTCTGTGATGGCTTCTGCGCCCTCTGCCGCGTGCTGCAGATACTCCGGGGTAAGCATGTCTTATTCCTCTTTCTGCGCCTGCTTGATAATCTGGTTCGCGCCTGTGCTCGCAAGTCCGCTGACGATGCCGACAGCTACCGCATTAAGCACGTCATGCGCCGGGAAGTCCGGAATCGTGTACATACCGACCACACCGAGTACCGCGCCCGCAAAGCCAACTGCGCATGGAATCCATTTGTTGTTGATCTCAGTTGCTTTCATGACCATTCCGATCAGATAGCAGACTACGGTAATGCAGACTACGGTTGCTACTCCACTCATATCCATGTTGTCATTCCTCCTTATATTTGCTGTCAAAAAGCTCGTCCTCTTTCGGAGTGGCTTCTTCGACCATTGCCTTTGCGTCTTCCTCCGAGAATCCCTCGAATTTGACGAAATACATCCACGCAGGTACCTTTCCGGCCTGTACATAGCCCCACCAGCGTGCGCGGTCCTCCTCGCGGTTATACGTGATGTCACCAAAGTCATAGGTTACTTCGTATTCCCCTGCCGGACTCTCGCCGTACAGATCCGCATAGACACTCAACGCGTAATAGACGGCATCCATGCACTTCTCGAGCTGATCCCGAACATCTTTGATGTACTGGATCGTCCGCCGGTCATCGGACTCAACTTGTGTTGCCGTTACCATGCCGGTTTTCTGGTCGAATACAAAATAGCCGTTTGAGAAGCCCGCCTTATAGCCGATCTGAGATAATAACGCATTGAGACCATTAACTCTTACCTCTGTGTTGAGTGTCGGGTTAATCTCTTGATAGAATGTATCCGTTCCGTCGCCGTATACGTTGCGGACATACTTCGGCAGGTGCGTTGTTGCGGCTGCTCCCGGGGTCATCTTATTGACCGGAGTGCCAGCCGGAGACAATAACCGATCATCTGCCAAAACGATTCGTTCACTGTCGTGGATTTCTCCGGTCATGCGGGAATACGCAATATCAAGATCTTTCAGTTCTTCCAGAGCTTCGGCATATACCGGCAGGCCGAGTGGCGTAGACTTATCTACGTTATTCGCTTGCGGTGTCACGAATACGCCAAACATCGGGCCATCCAGGCTTTCTCCGTTCGCTTTCAGAATCGGCGGGGAGTCTGCCATAAGCTCAGACCATTTCGTATCTTTCAGAGCCACCGGATCGCCGATTGAATCCGGTGTTTTCGACCGATAGGCCCGATTGGAAATATAATAAGGACGTACTGTTTCCTCGCCCTGCTTCTCTTCTGCAAATCGGTGATATTCCAGCCGCGTGTAGTACCATTTTCCTTGCGTGTACGTATCTTTGAATATCATTCCGGTGATATTCTGGTTATCATAATCGGTTATAAGCACTTCATCCGGCGTGAATACATCCAGTGTCTTCCCGTTCGGCTTGATGACTACCGTTCCATACGCACAGCCATATTCCACCCATTTTCGGATACTGAAAAACACTGCATCCGTCTGTTTCTGCAGCCACTCCGCCCTTGCTGATCCCTCGATTGTGATTTTAATTGCTAGTGTCGCAAGCCGCGCTGTTTCGGAGCTTAACGATTTTGCAAAATTAATTGTTCGGATGCCGTTTTTTACATCTTTCCACGGCGGTTCTCCGGAATAAACAGCAGCGCATTTTTTAATTACCGTATCCATTACCGGGGATTCGATCGTATCAACGTTAAACGCCTGCTCCGCTTCGCTTCGAAAAAACATGCTTAGCCACCTCTTAATAGTTGTTATCAGTCCCATTCCTAGCCCTCTGTCACTTTTCTGCCGCACATCGGGCAGTAATTGACGTTATGCGGCGTTCCCTCGATGCTCCCCGCCGCTCTTGTCTCGACCATCGTCTTACGGATCAGCTTGCACTGATAGATGTACCGTGCACGCTGATCGAATCTTTCTAAGGTTTTCCAGTTTTTCAGCTCATCGCAAAATTCGCACATTATGCACTATACCCCCTGCGATTAAATAACGGCTCATACGCATAACGTAAAGCCGAGATAGCATGGTCGTTACCGTCTGGATATCCGCTGATAACGTTCCCGTCCTTATCCCGGTCGTATTCGTATTCCGTGATTTCTTTGTAAGCGTGCGGTGTCCGCTTCGGATCAATCACGAGAGTTCGTGTCTGCAGGAATTTGAATCCGTATTCAATGCTTCCCGGTCCTTTGATTGCTCCCCTTGCCGGGAGTCCGGCATCCCTATAGTCGTTTACGGACTTAGGCTCCGCGGAATCGCAGATAATCGTATAGTCATCATACCCTTTTTCTTTGATCCATTTTGCTGTTTTCTCATTGCTCCACTTATTCACGTATAGTTCGTCAATGAGATAGATTTTCTCCCGCGCCGAATCGTAGTAAGTCCGCAGGTAGCAGTACTGATCCGGGTACCATCCGAAGTCAACGCCTGGATAGATACGGTCCATGTGGCTAATTTCTTCGTCTGTGATATCTCGAATCTCCAGATATTCAAACACGTTTCCGCCGTCTCCGTTCGGGATGCCAAGATACTCATGCTCGTACGCTTCCGGATTGACTTCTTTTAGATGTTCAGCGTCCTCGATGAACTTCTTTCCGAGCCATTCCGGCGGCGCGTCTGTATAGCACGAGTGGTGTATCACTCTTTTCGGATTCGGCACGAGCTTAATTCGGTTGACCCAGTTACTTTTGCTTTTGGGAGGGTTGTAGGATGAGAAATCATAGGAGATGTCACCGCCTCGCAAAACTGACTGATTCACGGAACGCTCCTGTGCGTCGCCTTTCATCTGGTCTTTCTCCTCTTTCCAGAGGATTCCAATATAACCAAATTCGGGCTTAATGGATTTCAGTTTTGTTTCGTCATCCAGCCCGCGAAAGTATATCGTCTGTCCGGTCTTGATATATTTTATTTCTAGCGGCGATACTTTAAACTCGAACTCTTCCATCAGCCCAAGTTCATTTATCGCCCATTTCATGTTGGCATACACGGAATCTTTCAGTGTTCCAGCCACCTGTCTCGTGATGCAGGCATGCATCTGAGGGTTATTCTTGAGAATTTCAACGATTTTGAACGCCACATAGGACGATTTCAAACCGCCGCGCCCGCCCTCGAATACATATTCAATATTCGGCTCGATCTTACGGTTGATGTCAACGAATGCTTTTCCAATCACCCTTGCTGGCAGTTCATATGCTGCTGTATCTGCTTTCTTATCCGCTACAAGCTGCTCCCACTTCTCCACAGCCATCATGTTTCCCTCGATGGCCTTACTGTACACCGACGCTACGATCCGCGCGTTGTTGTTCGCGTTTTCATCGTCAATTCCAAGCTTTGCTAGAGACTTTTTTGCCTGCGCAGGTGCCGGGTTCTCGGCTATCATCTTAGCCAGTTCGGAAAGGGTCTTTTTCTGCCTGCGCACCTGTCCAGACTTGATACCGCCTTTTCTGGCGTTCTCTCTTACCTCGCTCTTACTTCTCCGGTTTGTCGGTATTAAGTTTTGTTCGTTCGCCATTCCATCATCTCTGTTCCCTTTCCTGCTGCTTTATTTCTTTACCCAACTCTTTGTTTTACCGTCCCACCGAAAGCCTTTTTCTTTTAACATGCTTCGTATGTTGTAGGTTTGCCCCGAAACGCTGGTTACCTTGCCCCCCGTCCGCCCATATCTTCTACCTCTTCAATTTCTTTCCTGTTTTCCAATCGATGCCACGTTTTGCAAGCGTTCTTCTGGCCGCCTGCACGGATTCGTTATCCGAATGACCTTTCGCAATCCTCATAAGTCTTTCCACCGTGCTCGGCTTCACGATTTTTCCCGAAGCAACTTTTTCGTTATACTCTTTAATGGCTGCTTCTCTTTTTGCATGGTATTCATCGTTCGCTTTTGCAGCATCTTTCTGGAATTGTTTCATTTGCCTTTGCGTCAACCCATGGGGAATACGCATTTTATCGAACATGTAACTGCTCATCGGTGCGGAAAGTCCGCGTTCTCCCAAATATTCATCTAACGTCTGCTTTTTGGGCTTGCTTGTCAATCCGCTGCTACTTCCACGCCCCCCCATCTAGGTTCCCTCCTTCTTGTATCTCTCCTGGAATGCTGCGACCTTTTCCACGTCCCCTTCCAGTTCTTCCGGAACTTTCCCGAAGAAGATCACGCGCTCCGGTGATAATCGTTTCATCATTTCTTCATATCCCCGCAGGAATGCCGCCTTTTTCGCCTTGCTGTTCTGCGTTCCCACACTGGATACTGCCACCACGCTTCCCACCGGCTCGCCATCAAAGCACCACTCGAACGAGCTTTCATCGCTCCATGCGATCGTAGGTATTACACGCAGTCCATTCATCTGCATATATGCCGCGCACCAGTGTTTTCTGTAATGGTTGTAAATCTGCATGGCTTTCGGAAAGTCCGTGTACATGCTGAAATCCTGTGAAAGCACGTAGTCATAGTCTCTCAGTACCTCAATATACCTGTCCGGGTTGTTCCATACCCGTTCGAACTGGTAGTCATCCAGGAAGAAATGCACGCCCTTCCCGGCTCTTTTCGCTATGCTGACCGCGTAGTTAAATCCGATCCACTCACACGGTTCGTACTGCTCCGGGATAATCTCTGGAATCCCGTATTCTCCCACGCCGGAGAAGATCATTTTCTCGAGATTGTCGTAAGTCTTGTTTGTAGGCATAAAAATCACCCCCATACTAATACACTTCTATTCTTAGTGTACTGGTATGGGGGCTTTTCGTTGTACCCTTTTATTATATTTTTTCAATAAATTCTAAAAACTATGTCTGCTCCGGCTACTCCATCATAGTCCATTTTTATTTTTTCCGCCTCTTCATAGCTCGTCGCGGTACCAATCAGCTCCAGTGTTTCTCTATCTACGACACCAATTTCCATCTTTGAGAAATCCCATACATCTCCGCCGGAAATCCACTCTCCGTCTTCGTCATATTCATTTTCTCTTATCATGTATTCCGTCACGGAAAACATGCTTCCGGACTCGCTGATTTCTGTCTTGTATTTTTTCAGCTCCTCCTCTGCTTCTTCCAGCTTTTTAAATTCTGCAATTTTTTCCGGTTCCACATCATCCATCGTGCATCCGGTTGTAATCTCTTTCCTGTGCTTCCAATTAAATTCTGCACTGTTTTTCATTATTTCATATTTTTTCATGTTATTTTTTTCTCCTTCACTATCTTCTTGCACTACTCTTTCCAGTAACATCAAAACATATTCCGGCGGGTTTCTTTTCCCTGACTCCCACCCCTCAAGAGTCCTTTTTGGAATATTGTATTTTTTCGAAAATGCATCCTGTGTCAGTCCAGAGTATTTTCTGATTTCTTTTATTTTCATTTTTCCTTCCCCTTTATTTAGTTAAGCTTTTCGGAATCCAGCAAGTCCATCCTTTATAGGATCCTACAACACCGCCTGTAGCGATTCTAACTTGAATTGCTTTTTCTGTTTCTGTAATAATCTATTCAACCTCTGCAAAAACATAACCATTTTCTCTTTTTATGGTTTCGTCTTCGTTTCTTTCAAAATCAAAGAATGTATTATATTTTTCTGCCTTATCCTGTTCTTTGTTGAAAAACCATTCTTTTACTGAAATATATTTCGTTTTTGCCTCCTTCCACGCTTTCTTTAAACCGGAGGAAATCGTCATTGATTCTTTCTTCACCAGCTCCCATGCTCTTTTCATTATCTTCGATAAATCGTATGTCTTCATTTCGATTTCCTCCTTGTTTTCTTTTGATGGTTTTATTATACCACTCATTGACGTATACGTCAATAGGCGGAAAACTTATTTTTAAAAAAAGAAAAAGCGGGGTTTATTCCCGCTCTTTTCTTTATTCTTCTGGATATATTTCTATTTTCTCTTCTCCTTCCAGTCTTCACTCTAACTCCTTCCCGTGCAGAAGCAGCAATCGATACAGTTCCTCGATTGTCTTCCTTCTGTATCCCTGGAAATCTTTCCGCTGCATTGGGATGTACTGCACCTGGCTGATTCGGTCATACCCAATTCCAAGCGTCAGATTCGCGAACAGGGCACTCGATATCTCCGGGCAAGTCTTCTGTGCGGCCTGCAAGATAAGATTCTGGTCGTAGTCGTGCGCGTTTTTGCAATATGATACGATCTTATCCCCAAGTTCTTTCGAAATCCCGTAATCTTTCAAAAATGTGTTCCGAATGCTCATGGTGCAGCTCCTTTCTGCGTTACGCTTCTTTTACCTCATCTCTTAATCTACTTTCTTGAAAACCAGATCAACAACTCCACCCGCCACTTTTTCAAGTGCTTTTTGTGTCATCGGTATTCCTTTTTGCAAGAATCCTGTTCCACTCGTTCAGATATTCCATCTGTTCATCGTCCTCCCGCGGGTCCTTCGGATGTTCTGGTCGGTTCAGCAGCCACGCTGCTGCTCCGATTACCAGCGCACAAAATACTACTATACATTTGGTAGCAGTGTTAAATCCTCTCTCTGTACTCTTGTGATGTATGAATATTGTCCGCAATGTGGGCATTTCTCCGTTTTAATTGTCAGCCCTTTTCCGCGCACAACCTCCGTGATTGTAACTGTCGCCCCTTTCCCTATCGCTACGCCTGCCACATTTCTTATATCGCGTTCCAGCGTTGCTTTTCTTCCTTTCAGCATTTCTCCAGTAAATTTTCTCGGTATCATTTTTCTTTGTCCGTCCTTTCATGTTTTTTCTTCCATGCTTCCAAGTATTCCATCTGCTCCTGATCTTCCCTCGGATCTTTTTTCCGATCCGGCGGGTCAAGCATTAGTTTTGCTGACGCGAGAATCACCGCGCAGAACAGAACAATTCCGATGATCTCCATTCTCTTTTCCTTCCTTTCCGAGAATCTGTTTTCTCGTTTTATCCCATTCTTTCAGAAGAGCATCCGGGAAATTGTTTTTATCGTATTTCGTTTCTTTCATTCTTCCGCCCCTCCAAAGCCAAACTCTTTTGCGAGATCCATATCCTCAAATTCCAGCGTCGCGCCGGTCTTTTCGTGCAACTCCTCGTACATCTTAGCCAGACCTACACTGTTCATCTTCCGTACTGCCGCAGTGTAGTTGTCCATGTACCGGTCAAGCGCCTTTTTGTACCCCCATGTCTCATAGATCGCCAGTGCCGAGCACACGACGTTCGCCGCGCTGATGCAGTCCTCTGCTTTCAGCAGCTTTTCCTGTGCTTCTTTCTGGTAGGCTTCGGACAGGTTTCTCTGCATCCTGTCCACCCATTTCCGCAGGATCTCGAGCTTGACACCTGTGATCCCGCTTACCTCTGCGGCTGTCATCGTCTCAGGGCTTAACTTAGTTGACGGCTTTTTCTTAATCTTGTTGCTCATAGACACCTCCCCTATTTTTTTAGTGTTTCATCATCTGGTAGAAGCAAAACGCTACTGTAGCGCAGATAATTGCTGTTTTGATTACAGATACCATCCTTAACCTCCTATCAATGACTGCTCCAGCGCCGCGAAATCATACTCCCGCTGCTGAAAATTGTTAAATTTGTTCTCTTTCTGCTGCTTTGTTGGTTCTCTTTTCCCCGGTTCATAATTTTCGTCGAGATAGTCCACGTAACCAGAATTGAAAAAGGTACTGCCGTACTGCGGCTTTCTCCAGTCCTCCTTTTCCAGTTCCGTCTTATACCTCTGAATTGCTCTCTCAAGCTCTTCATGCCCGATTTTAAGCAGTTTTTTCTTTGCTGTATCACTTACCTGCCCCTTGCCTTTTTTGTTCGGATACAGGCTCCACAACCGCTCGAAAAGAATCTTTGCTTCTTTGGTTTCCTCCGCCTTTTTCGACGGCTTCGGCTCTTCTGGTTCTTTGTGTTCCTCTTGCTTCTCCTCTACTGGCGGCGGTGTTTCCTGCTCCACAGCTTCTGTTTTCGCCTGTTCCCTGTACCGCGCCTGCCGTTTCCGGTTGCTCGCCCGGATCTGTTCCAACGCGGCTACGTTCTGATGTTCTTCCCATCCAGGGATCAGAAGCGTGTTTTCCTCGTTTCGGCTTATCATTCCCATACTTTCCAGCGCTTTCATGGCTACCAGAATAGTACTTTCTGGGAATCCAAGCTCATTTGCGAGCATCGCCGGAGTGTACGGGATGTTTTCGGTAAGGAAAATATATCCATTGGAATTGCACCGCCCTGCCAGAGTCAGCAGCATGACCCAGATAAGAACGATGTTGTTTCCCTCCGGCAGGCCGCGCAGATACTTGATCTTTCGATTATCGAACATGTCTATCGACATCTTAACCCACTTAACCTCGCCCATCGTCCGCACCTTCTTTCAGACTCATTCCCGCTTCGTATTCGCGGAATATTATCATCCAGTCGTCGAGTTCCATCGTGACCAGGATCTTATGATTGTTTCTTTTGTGGAATACTGCGGGCAAAACGTCTTTTCCACTTTCTTTCGCGTCGTGTTTCGCCTGATCCATCCAATCATAGAGCTGCATTCGCTCTTGATGTTTCGCTTCCACGTGGATTCCCGGGAGGCCTACAACATCGGATGCGTCACCGGTATTTCCGCAGTATTGCGCGGTCCGGCGTGACTCCGTGTAGCCATATTCCCGGAACTTTCTGGAAAGCTCCAGCTCGAAGCGCTTCCCTTTCTGTTTGCTGTTAATCGGCATCTCTGCCCCTTTCCGGCGGCTCCAGCCAGCCGCCTTTTTGTGACGTATAAAATTTTGAACCATACTGAGATACTCTGTTGACAGTTCCATGCTGGACTCTATGATTTCCCTTCCGGGCTATCATCCACAATGATTCCGTAGACGTGATACATTTTCTCGAAGCTCGGCATTCCTCGTTGATGTGCCATCGTGTGGTGCGTCCTGCACAGGCAGATTTTCCGGTATCCCGAATCATCCACCCGCCGCCGGTCATTTCCCATGCCGATTGTGTCAACGTGGTGGATTTCGCCATCTTTCCCGCACACCGCGCATTTTCTGTGCTTGATGCACGCGTACAGGTACTTCCCGACATCATCCGCGCGCTCTATTCCGCTGTCTGAGAGCGGTATTCCCTCTTTAAGCACGAAATCCATCAGAAACGTGATGAAATCCCGCGCCGTCCCCATCGAACAGTCTGAAAGGGAGAAATACGGCTCTCCGGTCTCGATCATGTAGTTGCATTTCATAATCTCTTTCATCTCCTCCGGGAGATAGCCCAACTCAATAGCTATATCCCGGATGGTTGCGTATGCTTTCTTCCGCTGCAGATTGGAGATATGCCGCCCATCATCGAAACGCATTTCTGTATTCGTGATGGTTTTGTTCTCGATTTCTTCTTTCAGTCTGCTTTTCGGCAGCCGCACTACAAGCCACGTATCACCGTCTTTTTCTACGGATTTTACGATTTCAGCCAGGGCGTGCATTACTCATCACCCGTTGGCATCTCTACTGCATTCGGTGTCTTTTGTAATTTTTTCATTGCTTTGTTGTACTGCAGAATATTCAATTTTTCTAATGCATCGACTCCAAATAATGCAAAAATCTGTTCTTTTCTCACACCGGTACGGCTTAATTCAGCGTTGATTCTGCGTACCATTTCTTCGTTAATTAATGATTTCCCTGCATTCGCAGTTGATTGTTCATTTGTTTTTCGTGCTTCTGGAGATTCTGCATCTGGATCGTCTACCATATCCGCCGTTGGAATGCAGAACACCTGGAAACATGCGTATTTGTAAGCAATTGCCATTGCCTTATTGGTTGCCTTATCTCCTGTGTCCATTGCTTCTCCTACAATGGTCGATTCGACAAAGGAACCATCTTCCGCATAAAATGTGAATTTGATTTTGCAGGTCACATAATGCATCATTGAACCGTTTTTTGTTTGCATTTCTTTCACATCTCGTTCCAGAATATTCGGGACAATTACCACCTTGTTTTTTGCCAAAGCAGGATGCAAAGCGTTGTAAACGTCGTCAACGCTCCGGAATTTAAATCCCTGTTGCTTATTAACCTTGTCTTTCCCGACCGCTCCGACATCCGCGATCACGCCAGCAATCGAGCGGTAAATCATCGGGTAGTCTCTGCTTCTGTCAACCTCCACAACTCCCATTATGCCTGTCTCCTCTCAAAACAGATTCCGATGCTGTTAAAAGCCATTTCCACCTGTTCCAGCTCCTCCGGTGTAGCAACAACCTTGTACCACATGGTAACCGTCTGCGGCTGCGGAAACGGCAGATCGTCGCCGTCCTCAGAATCATCGAGTGTAAAAGGTACTTCCGGTTCTTGCGCCGCCACTGTAGCAGCTTTCAGCGCTTCTTCCGCCTTTTTCCGTTCCTCTTCTCTTACTCTGGCGATTTCTTCGATTTTTTTTCGCTCTTCCTCCCGTGCTTTCTCAATCTCAGCCTGCCGGCGCTGCTCCTCTTCCTGCTCGCGGCGGATGCGTTCCGCCTCCAATGCCCGCTTTTTGTTGTCCTCGTATATATTAATCCGGGTAAGGGCGGCACCAAGGTCACGGCTCTTCTGATAGACCTGCAACGCATCTTCCACAACCTCCGACTGCGTATTGCGGATTATGCCAATCTCAGAAGCAACCTTTTCAGCCATCGCCAGAAGCTCTTTTTCGATCTGTTTCAGGCTGGTGGTGGCGTTGTCCCACTTTTTCACATAGATCTCCTTGAGTGGCAGGTACTCCGCCCATTCACCTGCGCATTCTGCATACAGCTTCTCAACATCCCCATGACGCTTGCGGATGCGCTCTGCCTCCATCTCTTTCAGCTGACTATCGATCAGGCAGATCGGTTCGTCGATGATTTCAAGAAGCTCTTTTACCTTCTCCTCGAAGTCGTTGTAAGGCACCAGGCACTGCGCCTTTACTTCTTTCCGACGTTTCTCTACTTCTTCTCTGGTCTTCCGGAGAGACGCCAGTTCCGCCTTAGCCACGCTCTTAGATTCCTCAGTGAATACCGCTCCCTGATACTCCGCCATCTTTTCGGACAACTTAGCTTTCACATCCTCAAAATTGCACCGGATCACAGCCGGTTCCTGGCTAATTTCGATCTTTAATTCATTCATTTTCTTTTTCTCCTTCTTTTTTGTTTTCTTCTACTTTCTGCAATCCGAGAATCGCCGCGATGGTCTCAACCTGCGGGAATTTTTCAGATTCCAGATACCGGCGTACTGCTTCGATGTAACATGTTGCCGCATCTGTCGCGCTTTTTTCTACACTTACATCCAAGCCTACATATTCATACTTTTTCATTCTTCTACCTCCGAAAATTCTCCGTTTTTCAGCGTGTAATAAGTGTCCTCTTTGATTTTTTCGCCGTCTACACGCTCTGTTTTTACGCAGATCGGCACATAGCGTCCTTTTTCTTCATCTTTCACCCATTCTGCAAGCGTGATCCAGCTCCCCTTTTTGCCTTTTGCTTTTGATTTTCTGCCCGCGCACATAATCACAGCGTCTTCTCCGGTGCT